GGAGAGTATCTGTCCTTCGCTCATGAAGCCGGCCTGCACCATATTGGTGAGGACCTCGTTTGCGCGGGCACGTGCTGCCGGAAGATTTACATGCGGTGCGTAGCGCGCGGGAGCCTTGAAGAGGCCGGCGATCATCGCAGCTTCGGCCAGATTCAAGTCCTTGACCGGCTTGTCGAAATAGAAGTCCGCAGCGGCCGAGATGCCAAATGTTCCGCCGCCCAGATAGGAACGGTCGAGGTAATATTGGAGGATCTCGGTCTTCGAGAGATTCATTTCGAGCCAGATCGACAGGAAGGCTTCCTTGATCTTGCGCTCGAGGGTGCGCTCATTGGACAGAAACAGGTTCTTGGCGAGCTGCTGGGTGAGTGTGGAGCCCCCCTGGACGACGGAATTGGCGCGCACATTTTCGGTCAGCGCGCGTGCGAGACCGAGAAAGTCGATGCCGAAATGATCGAAGAAGCGCCGGTCCTCCGTGGCGAGCACAGCCTTGATCACGTGGTCGGGAAGCTCGTCGACGGGCACGGAATCGCGCTGGATGATCCCGCGCTGGCCAATCTCATTGCCATAGCGGTCCAGAAATGTGACGGCGTAATCGTCCTGGGCGCGCCAGTCTCCGGCGGTCTCTTCGAAAGCGGGCATGGCCAGCGCCAGCATGACGACCGATCCGATGGCGCCCAGCGTGGCGCCCTCACTGAACAATTCGACCACGGCGCGTTTGACGCCGTAGACCCGGAAGCGGCGGAAGAAGATCGTTATGCTTTCCCAGAACTGGGCAAGCTTGAAACCCGCTTCATAAAGCGTGGAATCGATCCAGGCATCAAGCGCCAGCAATCTGGTCGCCCGCGGCGCCTTGCTCTGCCGTTTTTCGCGCGGCATTTTCACCCAAACTCCCGTCCGGCCTTTTAGGGCCAACCCGAACAAATCCACTCTGCGAAATCGCCAGGCGAACACGACCCCACATCGATGTTCGTCATATAACGGCTATTCTAGCGGATTGTTCTGTGAGTTTCTTCGCATTTCCGTCTCTTCCGCAAGGGAAAAACACCGAAATGGCTAACGCCGGACCCGTCAACATGCATTAATAGGAAAAAATTCTTGACAGCGTGACGGTCGTTTGATAGGGTTCAGGCATGGTCGCACAGTTGCGGCGTTTCGAGGCGGGTCCTTTGACGGGGGCGCGCCTTTTTTGTTTCCGGACATGGGTGAGACGTTATGGGCAAGATGGGTACGGCCGATCTGATGGCCGTGCGTGCGCTGCGAGAAGGCGCGCCGCCTTCTTTTGAACTGCTGGCGCTGGCAAGCGGCCGCTCGGAGCGGCTTCTGCGCAAGCGGGCACAGGAGGAAAGCTGGGGGTCGCCAGACGATCCGGCGCTGCCGCCATCGATCGAACGGACGCGAAGCATGATCGCGATGCTCTTCAATCAACTCCAGCGGTTGATCGAGGATGCGGTTCATCGCGATCTTTTCGACAAGGGGCAGATCGATGGCCTCAGTACGCTGCTCAAGGTGCTTGAAAGAATGAACGAGATCGCGCTCGAGCAGCAGGACATGGATGGAAAGCACGCCCCCAGCGATGAAGAAATGGCCGCCGCACTCGAACGCATTGACGATCGGATCCGCTGCCTTGCTGCAGAGCTTGCAGAACGGATGGGCAAGGCTGAACCTGCCGAAAGGGGTGGCGCACGCCATTGAACGCGAATGGCTGGGCGTTGCGCGGCTGGCGCAGTATCCGCTCGGTTCGATTTTCGACAACTGGCTGGTCATGGGCGGTCGTGGCGCCGGCAAGACCAGGCTTGGCTCGGAATGGGTGAACGCGCTGGTTCGGGGATTGCCTCCCTTTGCCGGCGGAAAGCGCTATGGCCGGCTGGCCCTGATCGGCGAAACGCTGTCTGACGCACGAGAAGTGATGGTGGAGGGGCCTTCGGGAATTCTGGCGGTCTCGCGGCGCGCTCGCCCACGCTTCGAGGCGAGCAGGCGGCGCATCGTGTGGGACAATGGTGCGGTAGCGCAGCTTTTTTCTGCCGAGGACCCTGACAGTCTACGCGGGCCGCAATTCGATGCGGCCTGGTGCGATGAACTGGCCAAATGGAGGCAGGCCGACGCAACCTTCGATATGCTGCAGTTCGGCCTGCGGCTGGGAGAACGACCGAAGCAGCTTTTGACCACGACACCGAGGCCAATCCCTCTGATCCGCAGGCTGATGGACGATCCACATGTGACCGTGACCCGTATGCGAACGGACGAAAACCGGGACAATCTGGCTCCGGGCTTCATAAGGACCATAAGGCAGCGCTACGCGGGGACGCGGCTTGGGCGGCAGGAACTGGACGGCGAACTGATCGAGGACCGGCCCGATGCGCTGTGGACGCGGGCGATGCTGGAGAAAGCTGGTGCCTTCGGATCGATAAGCGAACTCAAACGCATTGTCGTCGCGGTCGATCCCCCGGCCGCCTCCGGCCGCAGGTCGGATGCTTGCGGGCTGGTTGCGGCTGGCATTGATGCAGAGGGCAATGGTGTGGTCCTGAGCGATGACACGGTGAAGGGCGCCAAGCCGAGGGAATGGGCGGCGCGCGCGGTGGGGCTTTATCATCGACTTGAAGCCGATTGTCTTGTGGCCGAGGTGAACCAGGGTGGTGAAATGGTGGCGACGGTCATTGCCACGGTGGACGCCAGCGTGCCGGTAAAAGCGGTGCGGGCAACGCGCGGCAAGTGGCTGAGGGCGGAACCGGTAGCCGCCCTTTATGAGCAGGGACGGGTGCGTCATGCGCGACGCTTCCCCGAGCTTGAGGATGAAATGTGCGATTTTGGCCTCGACGGTCTCTCGGGCGGGCACTCGCCGGACCGGGTGGACGCGCTGGTCTGGGCCCTGAGCGAACTCATGCTATCCAACCGGCGGGAGCCGCGCGTGCGCGCACTCGGTTGAGGCGGATCAACAACGCAAATCGGGAAAATCATATGGCTTGGTATTGGCCCTGGGCGAAGCGTCCGGGAGGTGCTCGTGCGCCGGTTGAAACCAAACAGATGCACGCGGGCGGTTTCGTGGCGCTGCACCGGGAGGCTGAGGCGCGGTTTACGCGGCGGGACTATGGCGCGATGTCGCGCGAGGGGTTCATGTCCAACCCGATCGCGTATCGCGCCGTGCGGCTGGTGGCTGAGGCGGCGGCTGCGATCCCGTGGCTGCTTTATGAGGGTGCGCAGGAACACGACACGCACCCGATTCTGGACCTGATGGCACGTCCAAACCAGAGACAAGCTGGTAGCAGTTTCATGGAGGCGCTCTACGGGCATCTGCTTCTGTCAGGCAATGCCTATCTACGCATGCTGGAAACAGGTACGGGGACCCGCGAACTGCATCTCTTGCGGCCGGACCGGGTGTCGGTGATGGCGGATGCGGGCGGCTGGCCGGTGGCGCTGGATTATCGCGAGGGCAAGACGCGCGAGCACGTGCCGCTGGAAGCGGGGGCGGCTCTGCAGCTCTCACTTTTTCACCCGCTCGACGATCATTACGGCTTTGCGCCGCTGGGCGCAGCGCTGATGGCGCTCGACACGCACAACCAGGCAGCACGTTGGAACAAGGCGCTGCTCGACAATTCGGCGAGGCCCTCTGGAGCGCTGGTCTACGCACCGAAAGAGGGCGGGAACCTTTCCGACGATCAGTTCGACCGACTGAAGGTAGAGCTGGAGCAGGGCTATGGCGGCGCCGGACGCGCCGGGCGCCCGCTCCTTCTGGAAGGCGGGCTCGACTGGAAGGCGATGAGCCTGTCGCCGCGCGACATGGACTTCATGGCGGCGAAGAATGGCGCTGCCCGAGACATCGCGCTGGCGCTTGGCGTGCCGCCGATGCTGCTCGGCATCCCCGGTGACAACACCTATGCCAATTATCAGGAGGCGAACCGGGCCTTTTACCGTCTGACAGTGCTGCCGCTTGTGGGGCGGGTGGCGAAGGAGTTTTCGGCGTGGCTCCACCCGCTCTTCGGATCTGAGGTGAGACTTTGGTACGACGCTGACGGCATTGAGGGGCTGGCCGCCGAGCGTGAAGCGCTATGGAACCGGGTGGGATCGGCCGACTTCCTGAGCGATGCGGAAAAACGTCAGGCGGTGGGTTATGGCCCCCGGGACGAATGAGAATGCCCCGACAGACTGACCATCGTCGCTGGAAACTCCAAGGAAACTGATCAATGACAGACATCACCCATGCGGGCTGGATATGGCTCGCAAAGGGGGCTGGCGCTGTGGCCGGCTCCGCCATCTCGCTCGCCTATATCCTGCCAAAGCATCGACGCGACGCGGCGGTTCGCTTTGCGGTCGGTGTGGTGTGCGGCATGGTTTTCGGCGGGGCGACGGGGCTGAAACTCGCTGAAATTCTCGAACTTACCGGGCGGCTTGGGGCTGCGGAGATCATGCTCATGGGGGCGGCTGTGGCAAGCCTTTGCGCTTGGAGCGCCATCGGTCTGGCCCTGCGATATTTCCAGACGCGGTCGGTCGGGCCGTTGCCGCAAGGACGGTCCGAAAGGCTGGATGATCAGAAAGGACGCTAGACCATGCAGGCAAAGATCGCGCCGATACCCGATGAGCGCAAATATGCCGGTCTCGACATCGAGACCGTGAAGGCAGACGGGAGGTTTTCAGGTTATGCGAGCCTGTTCGGCAAAGTCGATCTCGGACGCGATGCGGTGGAGCGGGGCGCTTTTGCCCGCTCACTCGAAAGGCGTGGCCCAGGCGGCGTGCGCATGCTGTTCCAACACGATCCCAACCAGCCCATAGGAACCTGGGAGGAGCTGCGCGAGGACGCGCGCGGCCTCCTGGTGCGCGGGCGGCTGGCGCTTGGCGTTGCCAAGGCGCGGGAGGTCTGGGAGCTGATGCGCGACCGGGCGCTCGACGGGCTTTCCATCGGCTTTCGCACTGTCAAGGCGAAGACCGAAGCGAAGACCGGCGTTCGCCGCATCGTGGAGGCGGATCTCTGGGAGATTTCCGTGGTCACGTTTCCCATGCTGCCGGAGGCGCGTGTGGATGAGGTGAAAACGGAGGGAAGGGACGCGCCGCTGCCCACGGCGCGTGAGTTCGAGCGTTGGCTGACGCGGGATGCCGGCCTGACGCGGCGAGAGGCCCGGTTGGTGATCGCCAAGGGGTTTTGCGCCTTGAGACGCGAGCGGGATGCCGTGCGGGGCATTGATGACGGGCTTGCTGCGCTGATCCGCAAGGCGGCCCGCATGTTCAACGATTGAGGATGAAGACATGACGGCAGGACAGGCAAAACGCGCGCCGGAGGTGAAATCGGCGCTTGATGAGGGTGACGTGACGGGCGCCTTCCATGATTTCATGAATGCGTTCGAGAGTTTCAGGGAAGCCAATGACGAGAAGCTGAAACAGCTTGAGACGCGCAGTGCGGATGTGGTGACGTCGGAGAAGGTGGAGCGAATTTCGAAAGCGCTCGACGAGCAAAAGCAGGCGCTAGATACACTGGTGTTGAAGAAATCGCGGCCGGTTCTGGGGCGTAGCGGCGCTACAGCGCTGCAGGATCTTGAGCGAAAACAGGCTTTTGAAGCCTATATGCGGTCCGGAGACGAGCGCGGAATACGCTCTCTGGAAGAAAAGGCAATGTCTTATGGCTCTGCACCGGATGGCGGCTATCTGGTGCCCGACGAGACGGAAGCGGCAATCGGCGCGCGGTTGTCCGAGCTATCACCGATCCGCTCAATTGCTTCGGTGCGGCAGGTCTCCAGTGCGGTTTTGAAGAAGCCGTTTGCCGTGACCGGTCCGGCGGTGGGCTGGGTCGCCGAAACGGCAGCACGTCCGGAGACGGCGGCAGGCACGTTGGAGGAACTGCAATTTCCCACCGCTGAACTCTATGCCATGCCGGCGGCAACCGCGATGCTGCTGGATGACGCCGTGGTCGATCTTGACCAATGGATTGCCAGCGAAGTGGAGAGCGCCTTTGCCGAGCAGGAAGGGGCGGCTTTCGTCAACGGTGACGGCATCAACAAGCCGAAAGGCTTCCTCAGCTACCCGCAGGCGGACGAAACCGGCTGGAGCTGGGGCAATGTAGGGTACAATGTGACAGGCGTCAGCGGCGACCTTCCTGCAAGTGACGCTTCCGACGTTCTTGTCGATCTCGTCTATGCGGTCAAGGCGGGCTACCGCCAGAACGCAAGCTGGGTGATGAACCGCAAGACGCAGGCGACACTGCGCAAACTGAAGGATGCGGACGGCAACTATATGTGGCAGCCGCCCGCCACCCCCGGAAGCCGTGCCATGCTGATGGGCTTTCCGCTGGTTGAAGCGGAGGATATGCCCGACATTGGCGCCGACGCGACACCAATCGCTTTTGGCGATTTTCGCCGTTTCTACCTTGTGGTGGATCGGGCCGGCGTTCGCGTGCTTCGCGATCCGTACTCTGCCAAGCCCTACGTGCTCTTCTACACAACGAAGCGCGTGGGTGGCGGGATCCAGGATTTCGATGCGGTGAAGCTGCTGAAATTCGGCACGGTGTAATCCTCCCTGTACGTCCATGCCGATACGGCCCCGGAAGCATTTCCGGGGCCGTTTTCTTTGAACGGAGTTTCCGCATGACGCTATTTCGAACGGTCGGCCCATTGATCGAGCCGGTGACCCTGGCCGAGGCGAAGGCGCATCTTCGGCTTGAGCAGGCAAGCGAAGATCCGCTTATCGAAGGGCTGATCCGCGCCGCGCGCGAGGAGGTGGAGAAGACCACCGGTCAGGCACTGATCGAACAGTCCTGGCGGCTTACGCTGGACGACTGGCCAACAAGCGATGTGCTTTTTCTGAACCGAACCCCGGTGCGCGAAGTGCTATCGGTGACGGTGTTCGACACTGATGGAGCCGCGTCGGTTGTCGATCCATCAACCTATCGGCTGGATGCGAATTCCGAGCCGGCTCGACTGCTGTTGGAGGTGCGACCGCTTCCGGGCCAAAAGCTGAACGGGATCGAAATCGATTTCAGCGCCGGTTACGGAGAAGCGGGGACGGATGTGCCGGACCTTCTGCGGCGCGCCATTCTTGTGCTTGTGGCCCATTGGTTCGAGTTCCGGGCCGCGTTTGAGGCCAGTGACCAGCCGGTTTCGATGCCGGCCGGCTTCCAGCGACTTGTCAGCAGCTATCGGAAGCCGAGGCTGTGATGCGTGTTCAGTTTATCGACCCTGGCGCATTCCGCGCCGAGCTCAGCCTGCAGAAAGCAACGCTCGTTTCGGACGACGCAGGCGGGCACACCGAGGCCTGGAGCGAGACCGCGACGATATTCGGTTTCATAGAGCCAGTGAGGGCCGCGGCACCTTTCGGAGCGGGACAACGCCACGAACGGGTGACCCATCGCATCACGCTGCGGTTCCGTACCGGTGTGACGGGCGGGATGCGGATTGTGCGGGGGACGCGGCGATTCTCGATCCTGACGGCCCATGATCCCGATGAGACAGGCCGCTACCTGGTCTGTCTCTGTGAGGAGGAACAGACATGAAGATGAGCCTGCGACTGACTGGCGACGGGCTGGCCCAGGCATTGCGACGGCTATCACACAAGGTGGCCGAGGTGGGAGAGGCCGCAAGGCGTGCAGAACGCAAAGCGCCGAAAGCGGACCCAGAAAAACAGGAGCGTGACAATGCTCGCCGCCGCGTTTGAACTGCAGAAGGCGGTGTTCGGGACGCTGGCAGCAGATACGGGGCTGACTGGCGCTCTGGGCGGTGAAAAACTCTACGATCTGGCACCTGCCCGCACGGCCTACCCCTATGTCACATTTGGACCGACCAGCACGCATGACTGGAGCACGGACACCGAGCAAGGCAGCGAGCACTTCTTCACGATCAATGTCTGGGCCAACGGCAAGGGGCGACGCGAAGCGCTGCAACTGATGGATCGCATCGATCAGGCGCTGATGACCTCCCCGTTTTCAGTCGCCGGACATCAGCTGGTCAACCTGCGTCGTGAGGGCAGCGAAATCCACTTCGACGAAGACCTCATCGCCTATCACGGCCTGATACGCTTTCGCGCAGTGATCGAGCCGGTATGAGACATCAACATTTCCCTGGAGGACAAGCATGGTTGCCAAGAAAGGCAAGGACCTGCTCCTGAAGCTCGACACGAGCGGGGCGGGAACATTCACCACCGTTGCAGGGCTGCGTACCAAGCGTCTCGCCTTCAACAGTGAGACGGTGGACGTGACGAATGCGGATTCGGTGGGCCGGTGGCGGGAGTTGCTTGCCGGCAGCGGCGTGCAGCGGGCCGCGATCAGCGGCTCCGGAATTTTCAAGGACAGCGCATCAGATGCCGCAATTCGCAGCCGGTTCTTTGCCAGCGAGATAGCCGACTGGCAATTGACGATACCGGATTTCGGCATCGTGTCGGGCCCGTTTCAGATCATCGCGCTGGAGTATGGCGGCAATCACGATGGTGAGGTGACCTTTGAGATCGCGCTGGAATCTGCCGGGGCCGTGAATTTTGCGGAGGTCTCATGATCAGTGTCAACCGCAGGCGCGGCGAGGTGGCTGCGCGGATCGACGGCAAAGACTACACGCTTTGCCTGACACTGGGTGCCTTGGCCGAACTCGAAGACGCATTCGCTGCGGAGGATCTGGGCGAACTTGCAAAACGGTTTTCGAGCGGACGCCTTTCGGCGCGCGACATGCAACGCGTGATCGGGGCTGGTCTTCGTGGCGGCGGCCATGCCGTCAGTCAGGAAGATGTGCAGGCCATGCGCTGCGAAGAGGGCTTGGCCGGGCTTGCGCGGGTTGTGAGTGCACTTTTGGTGGCGACGTTCGGCGGCGCGGAGGAACCGGCCCCAAACCCTTGAATGCCGCAGTAACCCAAGTGCGGCCTTTCCCCTGGAATGAGGTGATGGGCGTTGCGTTTGGGGTGCTGCGGCTTCCACCGGGCGCATTCTGGGGCATGACACCGCGCGAGCTGAATTGTGCGCTGGAAGCGTTGTGTGGCAGCGCTCCAGGTGTCCCGGCGCGCAGCGATCTCGATCAGCTCATGCAACGGTTTCCAGACTTTGACGTCGGACAATGAGCGGAGGCTATTCCTTGGAAGACATGACCTTTGAAATCCGCGCGGACACCAAGCCGTTTGCCGAAGCCCTGAGCGAACTGGAGACACTGGCGGACGGCTTTGGCCGACACATGACCGGGGCGCTGAAAAGTGCGGTGGTGAGTGGCAAATCGTTCGAGGATGTGCTGCGCAATATCGGTATGAACCTGGCGAGTATGGCGCTTTCGCAGGCGTTGCAGCCTTTGGCGGCGCTGGGATCGTCGCTGTTTTCGAGTGTGGTCGGGGGTATCCTGCCCTTCGCCAAAGGGGGCGTGGTGCCGTTTGCCGATGGTGGCGTCGTTTCCTCGCCCACCTATTTTCCGTTGGGGGGCAGGGTCGGATTGATGGGCGAGGCAGGCGCAGAAGCGATCCTGCCTCTGCAGCGTGGTTCCGACGGGCGACTGGGTGTTGCCGCAGGAAGCGGGTCGACCGCCCCAAACATCGTTTTCAACGTTTCGACACCGGACGCGGCATCGTTCCGCAAGTCGCAGGCCCAAATCACCGGCATGCTGGCACGCGCTGTATCGCGTGGCACCAAGACCTTTTGAGGACGGAGAAGAACCGGCATGAACGCCTTTCACGATGTGCGGTTTCCCGTGGCCATCTCCTTTGGGGCCACTGGAGGGCCGGAAAGACGCAACGAAATCGTGGAGCTGACATCGGGCCGCGAGAAGCGCAATGCGAGACATGCGCTAGCGCGGCGGTATTACGACGTCGGCACGGGATTGCGCTCGCTCGACGATGTGCATGAAGTGATCGCATTTTTCGAGGCGCGGCGCGGTTCGCTTCACGGGTTTCGGTTCCGCGATCCATTCGACATGAAATCGTGTGGGCCTTCCGGGACGCCGGCTGCGAATGACCAGTCTATCGGCATAGGCGATGGCGTCACCACACGCTTTGGGTTGGTGAAGACATATGGCGAGGGACCCGATGCGGTTGCGTGTCCGATCACCCGCCCAGTCGCGGACACGGTTCTCGTCGGCGTCGACGGTGTGCTTCAGCAGACCTCACTCGACTTTGCCATCGACAGCGCCACCGGAGAAGTGGTGTTCCAACCTCAGGCGGTGCCCGCTGAAGGCGCTGTGGTCACGGCGGGGTTCGAATTCGACGTGCCCGTCCGCTTCGACATTGAAAGATTGTCGGTGAGCCTCAGTGCTTTCAAGGCGGGGCAAATTCCCACAATCCCGCTGGTGGAGATCCTGGCATGACGTCGACCGAAGAAACGCTGGAAGCCCACATTCAAGGGGAGGTGACAAGTCTTTGCCATTGCTGGCGGTTAAGCCGATCCGACGGGGTCGTCCTCGGTTTTACCGACCACGACAGGCAATTGCATTGCGATGGCACGAGTTTCCATCCGAACACGGGTTTTACGGCGAGCGAAGCCAGATCATCATTCGGACTATCGGTGGATACGGTCGATGTGGCTGGAGCGCTTTCGGCCTCGGAAATCCTGGAAGACGACATTCTCTCAGGTCTCTATGACGGTGCAAGGGTTGAGACTTTGCTCGTGAATTGGCGAAATCCATCGACGTTTCAGAAACTGCGCGTGGCGGTGATTGGCAAGGTGACGCGGCAGGATGGACGTTTCGTCGCCGAATTGGAGAGCGAAGCATGGACACTTGATCAACCAAGCGGTCGAACCGTGGGACGATGCTGCGATGCTGAACTGGGCGACCAGCGATGCGGAGTGGATCTGACCGATGACCGTTTTGCAGGCAGCGGCACTTTCCTTCGCGTTGAAGAAGGGGACGTTGTGGTGGTTGATGGCCTCGATGCGTTTGCGGCTGGCTGGTTTGACAATGGCGTTCTGACCTGGGCCAGCGGAGCGCAATCTGGTCGCAAGGAACGGGTCATCGCGCATGTGAAGTCGGGAAGCGAGACCCGGCTTTCACTCTGGCGCGAAGCACCGCTTTCTGGGGAGGCCGGCGACCTTTTTACCGTCGTGTCCGGATGTGACAAGCAATTTTCCACCTGCAAGGGGAAGTTCCAAAACGCCCTGAACTTCCGTGGTTTTCCGCATTTGCCCGGCGATGACGCAGCCTACAGCTATGTACGGGGCGAGGGGGTCTTCGACGGCAAGGCTTTGGTGCGATGAGACAGCGTACCCATACAACCGAGGAGGCCCTGCGGGAAGCCATTCTGAACGAAGCCTTGAGCTGGGTCGGCACCCCTTACCGGCATCAGGCGAGCCGCAAGGGCGTGGGTTGCGATTGCCTCGGACTGTTGCGCGGTGTGTGGCGAAACGTACTGGGCCGCGAAGCAGAGGACCCGGGTGTTTACAGCGCGGACTGGGCTGAGTGTTGCGGGGAAGAGCGTCTTCTTTCTGCAGCCAGGCGTCATTGCATTGAACAGGCGCAAACGGCCCCCAAGCCTGGCGATATCGTTCTGTTTCGCTGGCGCATACATCTGCCAGCCAAGCATGTGGGCATCATGACGGCGACGGATGCCTTCGTGCACGCCTATGAAGGGAGCGCAGTCGTGGTCTCAGCGCTCGTACCGCAATGGCGCAGACGGATTGCAGGTGTGTTCGCCTTTCCACTACCCCCATCCTCGATACCTGGAAAGTAGAAGCTTATGGCTACACTCGTCTTGCAGGCTGCCGGTGCGTTCCTCGGTGGCTTTCTCGGGCCTGTCGGCGTGACGCTAGGGACAGCTGCGGGCGCTCTGGCCGGCTATGTAGTGGATAGGGCTCTGTTTGGAGGAGCGCAGCACTACGAAGGACCGCGGCTTTCCGCAGCAAGGCCATTTTCCGGGGAGGAAGGCTCTCCCTTGCCCAGACTTTATGGAACCGTGCGCACGGGCGGCACCCTGATCTGGGCGACGCGTTTCGAAGAAACCAGCACCACGGAGCGTCAAGGCGGCAAGGGCGGGCCGAAAGTAACCACCTATTCTTATTTTGCCAACGCCGCATTTGCGGTCTGCGATGGTGAGATTGCCGGTGTCCGTCGCATCTGGGCCGACGGCCAGGAAGTGGATCAAAGCAGGGTCAGTATCCGAGTTTACCGCGGTACAGAGGACCAAATGCCCGATCCGCTGATCGAGGCAAAGCAAGGCACCGGCAATGCGCCTGCCTATCGCGGAACCGCCTATGTGGTGATCGACCGCATGCCAATTGATGATTACGGGCGACGAATCCCTCAGCTTCAGTTTGAAGTGCTCCGGCCGGTTTCCACGTTGAATGCGAAGGTTGGATCCGTGGCCCTTATCCCCGGCTCCACCGAGTTCGGCCTTTCTCCGAAAACAGTTGAAATTCGCAACAGTCCGGGAAAGCACACGGTCGTCAACCGCAACACGCGCGTCGCCGAAAGCGATTTCGAAGCCTCGCTGGATGAGTTGCAGGCATTAATGCCGAATCTCAAGAGCGTTTCTCTTGTCGTTTCATGGTTCGGTACAGATCTGCGGGCAGGGCACTGCCAGATCAAACCTATGGTGAGTTCTCACGGCGGCAGCGCGTTTCCATTGGACTGGGAAAATATCTGGAGACTGATGGGGGTGCCCCCGGCATTTCTCGACCACCTTTCGGGCAGCGGGCAGAATGAAAAATGGAAGGTTTCGAGCCTGGAGCGAGAGAACGCCCAAGTGGTTTCCTACACCGAGCAGGGCGCTGCTTATGGAGGGACGCCGTCCGACCATACGGTGGTAGCCGCGATCAAGGCGATCAGGGCGCGGGGTCTAAAGGTCTGGCTCTATCCGTTCATTATGATGGATGTGCCCGCCGGCAATGATCTCCCCAGTCCGGACGGAGAAACGCATCAGCCTGTTTATCCATGGCGGGGGCGGATTACATGTTATCCGGGACCGGGTCGCCCGGGGACTGCAGACAAGAGCGCGGCGGCGGATGCGCAGGTCGCTGCTCTGCTGGGAGATGCTGCGGCGGCCGCTTACACTCCTAACGAGGATACGGTGGACTTCACCGGTGATCCCGATGAATGGGGTTATCGACGTTTCTTGCTTCACTACGCCCATCTGGCCGCCGTGGCTGGCGGCGTGGACGGGTTTCTGATCGGTTCGGAACTGCGAGGATTAACCCAGTTGCGCAACCAGAACGGTCAGTTCCCCTTCGTCGAGGGGTTAAGGGTCTTGGCCAATGAAGTGCGCGCAATTGTGGGGGCGGGAGCGACGATTACCTATGGCGCGGACTGGACCGAGTATTTTGGGCATCAGCCTGCTGACGGAAGCGGTGACGTACTGTTTCACCTTGATCCCCTATGGGCGGACGATGCGATTGATGCGGTGGGTATCGACAATTACATGCCGCTGTCCGACTGGCGCGATGAAGATCATGCGGGAGGCAACCCGGATGGTTTTTATGGACCCTACGACCCGGTGGGGCTCAAGGCGGGCATCGCTTCAGGCGAGCGCTTCGATTGGTTTTATGCCAGTGAGGCAGATCGGCGCGCCCGGCTTCGCACCCTGATTGCGGACGGGGCTTATGGAAAACCCTGGGTTTTCCGCTACAAGGATCTTGTTAGCTGGTGGTCGAACCCGCATTTCGACAGGATTGGCGGGGTGGAAAAGGCCCTTCCGACCGCCTGGTTGCCTGCTTCCAAGCCAATCATCTTTACCGAGCTTGGTTGCCCAGCGGTCGACAAGGGCCCCAATCAGCCGAACGTATTTCCGGATGCGAAATCCTCCGAAAACGCGTTGCCGTATTTCTCCAATGGCGGGCGCTCGGACCTGGCCCAGCATCGGCTGCTCGAGGCGCATTTTGACTATTGGGCCGAGACGGGTCCACACAACCCGGTTTCACCGGTTTATCAAGCCCCTATGGTCGATCCGCAAATGTTCAGCCTTTGGGCCTGGGATGCCCGTCCCTTCCCGGCCTTTCCTGTTCGAACGGATGTTTGGGGTGACGGGGGCAATTGGGCGACCGGGCATTGGCTCAACGGTCGCGCAAGCAGCGCAACCGCCGGCGATCTTATCAACGCCATACTGGACGATCATGGGCTGGATAGGGCCGAAACGGAGAATGCGGACGGTTGGATCGCCGGCTATGCGATCGCCAATCCGACCACTGCCCGAGCAGCACTCGAACCGATCCTCGATCTTTTTGGTATAGGTGCTCATGAGCGGGAAGGAAAACTCAGTTTCCGTTCACTCGCCGCCGCTCTGAGCGGTAAGCGAGAGATCACGGAGTTGGCCATGCAGGATGACGGTGTGGTCGTGGAGCGGATGCGGGAGCCCGATCATGCCCTGCCTGCCGAATTGCATTTGGATTTCCGTGACGAGATGCGCGATCATCAGGCGGCCACTACACGTGTTTTGCATATCGGTGCGAAGGGGCGGAGAACACATTTTCTCAGTTTCCCGGGTGTGTTGACGGCGCCGGAAGCTGACATCCAGGCGAAGGAATGGCTTTTTCGCCATTGGGCTGCGCGGGAGGAAGCCCAGTTCGCCTTGCCGCCGTCAGAGCACGGCATCGAGCCAGGCACGATCCTGCGTCTCCCCGAGATTCTGGGGGCAGGTCGATATCTCGTCACCGAGGTGGAAGATGGCCTGTTGCGTCGGGTCAAGGCACGGCGTGTGCTTGGAAATCCAGCTCCAGCGACAGGTGCGGCTCCTCCACTACCGACCGACAATGCTGAACAAGGGGAAAGTGCTGCTTTTGCCTTGATGCTCGATCTGCCGTGGCAGCCCGACACACGCGAAAGTCACGATCAGTTTCGGCTCGCCGTTCATTCAGCCCCCTGGAGCAGTCATGTCGCCTTTGCCTCGCCTGAGGAAAGTGGTTTCGAATTGCGCAGCCGGATTGAAAAGCGTGCCACCATCGGCTTCCTCAAAGAACCACTCGGAAGCGGTGTGTTGGGCCGGCGGGACACAAGCCGGACGATCTCAGTGGAGCTTCTCTCCGGCGCATTGGAGAGTGTTTCGGTGGCCCAACTCGTCAATGGTGCAAACGCAGCTGCCGTTTTCAGCGAGGCGGGTGTCTGGGAGATATTGCAGTTCACCACAGCCGAAGAGATTGAACCGTCCGTGTGGCGTCTTAGCGGTCTGTTGCGGGGGCAACTGGGAACCGATGACGCCATGAAAGCAGGCGCACCGGCTGGAGCCGGGTTTGTCTTGCTAGACCAGGCTGTACAGGCAGCAGGACTACGGGCTGGCGAAATCGGGCTTGAACGCAGTTGGCGTATCGGACCAGCCGGGGAAGCTCTTGGCAGCACACGGTTTTTTCAGACACAGGGCACGGGCGGCCTGCGTGCGCTCCTGCCTTTGTCACCGGTCCACCTCAGGGCACGTAAAACCGCGACGGAAGCGGTGGTTCTGTCCTGGGTGAGGCGAGGGCGTGTGGACGCCGACAGCTGGCTGGGCGACGACGTGCCCCTTGGCGAGGCGAGCGAGCGCTACCGCGTCGACGTGGCCGGCAGCAACGGGACTGTCGTGCGCAGCGTCACGTCCACTTCGACAAACTGGACTTACACGCCGGAAATGAAGGCCGAGGATTTTGCGGAGGCGTCGCCGGACATTCGTTTCACGGTCCGCCAGCTAAGCGAACGGGTCGGCCCAGGATTGCCGGCAACAATGTTCTTCGCAGGTTGAGTGTGCAATGAAGGAAAGGAAGAACGATGAGTGACAGCAAACCATGGTACCTCTCCCGAACGATATGGGCGTCGATGGTGACGATTGCAGCTACGGCTGCGAGCATGCTGGGTTATCCTTTGGGAGACATCGACAGTTCAGCCGTGTCCGATGAAGTTTTGCGGGTAGTCACCGCGATCTCCGGGCTGATCGCCATCTTCGGTAGAGTTCAGGCCCGCAGCCTTATCCGGTGAGAGACTGGAGCAACGGGAAGGCAGCCGCCGACACCACGGTTCTGACTAGAATCGGTACGGCGGCTACGGGGCTGGATGGGGGTAAAATGACATGCTGTTCATTTCCTATTCAGCCTCGATAGGTTACATCACAGACATGTTCTGGCACCGCACATATAAACTTGGCTTCTTCGTCGCACTGGCGCTCTTGCCGGCGATGGCCTGGCCGACGACATCTCCAGCCCAATCGGGCGTGGATTGTTACTCCGTTGGCTCCCGGGTCGCCTCACAAAACGGCGGCACACTGGTTCAGGCAACACCTGAGAACCGCGGCGGACAGACGGTCTGCAGGGTTGTGGTGGTGATCCCCGGGGGAAATGGGGAACGCCCGAAGCGGGCCGAATTCGTGGTCCCCGCAAATTGA